GACGGCGTGAACCACAACTTGTTGGCGCTGATGCGGTACCGCAGATTCGTCACGCCAATCCATGTCTGGACGTTGGCGGTCGAGTACCGGTTGCGCTCCGCCAGCGTGAACGGACGCAGCGAGACATAGCCGTCAGGCCCGTCGCTGATGCGTAGGTCAACGCCAAGCAGTTTGAAAAAATCGTCAGGAAGGTCATACCGCGTCACGTTGGTCTGCAACTGAAACGAGTATTCCTTCATGTAGTAGTCGTTGCCGTACTTCTGCACCAACAGGTCGTACAACTCAAAGTACGAAGCGTTGATGTAGCTGTTGAACTCTTGGTCCGTAACGAACTGCGATTTCACCATGTCGGCGCGCTGACGGGTCGCCAGACGAAGCTCGGGGAGCGTCATCACAGGGTAGGTCATTGCGCCTCCGGTACAGGTGGAGGGACGCCGGGTTCACCGACGCCCCTCCGTTCCCGTGTGTCTAGTACGACTCTTCCTCTTCGCCGATGTCCTCATGCACACCCTCCATGTGCGGCATTGCATCCGCAACATGGAAAGCCGACATCAGCGCAGAGGCAACGCCATCAGCATCACCGGCCTTGACGGCTTCAATCAAGTCCTCGGCGCACGCCTTCATCGCGTGACCGTGACCGGACTTCCCGCCGCCGTGTTCCGGCTTGCCTTCGTGCATGTCACCCTTCGGCTTCATCTTGCCGAGGATAATGGCGATTGCGCCCTTCTCGTCGTGAACCATGACAGACTCCTTAGAGCGCCGTCGAGTTGGAGAGGTCGACCGCAAGCAGAACGGTAGTGCTGGTCAGAGCGCCCGCCCCAAACGCCAGCGTCAGCGTCGGGTCGGTCTGGTTGTTGACATCATCCAGCACAACGATAGCGCCGCCACCGTTGACGCTGTTGAGGCCGACCGAGGCAACCATCAGCAACCGGACGTAGGGATCCTGAAGCTTGAGGATGTACTCGTTGCCGCTGCCGCCGGTCGGCGCAACAACCTCTCCGACAAACCCGTTCGACGGGTTGATGGTGACCGGGCTGGAGGCCGCGTTAATGACTTCGGACGTAACGACGGTGCAGTTGCCTGAGCCGTCGAAGTCCAGCTTTGCGTACAGGGTGACGACGCCCTTGAGCAGCGTTCCCTGGAACTGTGTGAAGGTACGGTTCGCCGTAGGATTACCCTCGTTTAGCGCAGGGACGAGCCCTATTGAGCGCCATTCGCATCACGGCATTTCCCTTGGAAACAACGTGATGAAGTGAGGACTACAACAAGGGGCGCCCCAGCACCATGCCGAAGCGCCCCCTGTTGCACTAGTTGTTACGCGCCCAGCTTAACGTTCGCGTTGAAGCCCGGGGCGTTGCACCCAAGCTGCGCGTAGCTGACGACGCGGAGTTCAGCGGCATCGCTGTTGTAGACGCGGAGCATCTCAAGCCCGTCCGCGTACTTGGCGATGTGCGGCGCCGGTCCCAGCGAGTACAGCTTCCAGGTGTCCATCTGGAGCAGGAACGCGGTCTTCGCGGGGCAGGAACGGTCGGGGAAGACCTTAATCTGACCGGCGGCGCCGTTGATGAGGATGCCGGGGTAGTACAGCTTCGCCGGCCCGTCGAACGAGATGTACTGCGCCTTGGCGCCAAGCGACTTCTCAAGCGCGGCGTAAGAGGCGAAGTTGGTGATGCACACATCCGGCAGACCGCCTTCACGGGCGACCAGCAGCGAGGCGTCGATGAGAGCCTCTTCGATGCTCTGGCCCGAGCCGTCGTAGCGCACGCCGCCGAGGCGCGTCGGGTCGGTTGAGCGGTCGACGCCGAAGAACGCCGTCGAGGCCGGGGTGGTCTGCGGAACCCACGCCGACAGACCCTTCAGGCCGAGGCCGTAGTCGCCAACCACGTTAACGGTGTCATTGATGGTGGCGGTCCAAGCGCCAAGGCCGACGCCAACAGCGCCGCCCATCGAACCCGAAACCTGAACCACGCCCGTGCTGCGGTTGACCGCAACAACGTAAGCAGGGCCACCGGTCCGGAGGACGCCAGCGGGGTCGCGAGCCTCAAGGGTCATGTTGACCTCAAAGTTCACAACGTCCGAGGCGTTGGTCAGCACAATGTTACCAAGCGTGCTGGCGGCGCTGATGGTGCCAATCGCGCCCGAGCCGTCGCGGAAAATCTGCGTGGCGAGCGAGTTGGTCAGAGCGCGAATCGCGCCGTCAATGACCACGGTGGCGCCGTTGATGAACGCCATCTTGTCGGTCTTCGACGCCAGCATCGTCTGGTTGTCGATCTGCGCGATGCTGTAGTTCTGCGTGCGGGTCAGAGCGAACGACTCGACCGTCGCGGCGGTCTGCTGCGACTGCGCGTTGGAGAAGGTCGCGCTGCGACCCTGCGAGGTGTTGATGATGAGCGGAATCGGCATGTACTTACCGCCGAACTCCTCCATCTTGGGAACCATCGCCAAGAACGGGTTGTTCTTGTAGACGAGGTTCGCAATCTTCTGGTCGTCGTAAAGCTCCTTGAGAGCCGCGTTCGCAGCGCCAAGGTCGAACGAGAACGAGGGGCCACCCACCTGATTGAGAGCGGGGGTCGGGGGAGTTCCTGCACCGGGCCAAGACATGGGAATTCCTATCGCGTGCCTTGCACGCAAATCCGCGTCGAACGCTTTGCGTTACCAGCGGAGAGTTGACGGACGATTAGGGTAAAAACCTTTTCCTTGAGTCGCTGCCGTACCTAGCGGTTACCTTCCCTCAAGCCGAGCAAGAGCTGCTGCAATCCGGTCCTCGTCAGTCCGAGGTCGCTGCGGATTTGCTGCCACCCTTGCCGTCAGGTCGTTCGACAGAGTCGGTCCCATACGGGGAGCCTGAGTCTGCGCCGTTGCCTGCGGCGAGGCCGCTTTCTGCTGCGTAGCTGCGAACTTCTTGGTCGCTTGGGCTTTCTTGGCGAGTTCCTCGAAATGCTCTTCAACCAGCTTCGCGGCCTCTGGAATCGTCATCAACCGCTGAGTCTCTTTGAAATGCTCTTCGATAACGCCAGCCACGAGATTTGCACCGCCATAAAGCGATGTCAACTCATAAGTATCGGCGTGCTGCTCAACGTAGTCCGACACCTCCGAATGGAACTGCTCAATGGTGGCCTGGTGTTCAGCCTCCATCGCGGCCTTCTGCTCAGAAAGAAGCCGCTTCTGCTCGTCGGCCTGCTGACGCTTAAACTCCTCAAGCTCCTGCTTGAGCGTCATAACCTCGGCTGAAGGCGTCGGCTTGTTGTCGTTCATCAGGTACTCGGTGACCTGTTCATAGGTCAAACCAAGCTGCTTGAGCGCCTCGACGGGATTGAGCGCCGCCTGCCGCTTCATTGCATGAAACTGCTTCACCTCTTCGGCCTGACGCGCCAGTTCGGCCTGCTGCTGGCGAATCGCCTGCTGCTTGCGGAAGACCTCGGCCTCCTTACGAGCAAGGACCGCAAACTTGTCTCCCGCACGCTCCCTCGGCTTCTCAGGCGCAGGGGCCGGTGCAGCTTCCTGCGGTGCCGCATCCTGCCCGAGAACCTCAGCAGGCGTCGGTTGCGGAATCGGCTGACCACCCACATCTCCGGTGGTCATATTGCTCATCGTCACTCCCTCAACGCTCATTCACTACTCCTTGGTTACTGTACCGGGACATTCGGTACAAGGTCGCTGGGTCCAATCGGAATCGGCGGTGACAGCGGCTCTCCGGTTGCGCCAGGCATTGCCATTGGCATCTCGGGAGGCGGCGGCATCATCGCCTGTTCAATCTCTGCAATCTGCTGGAGGTACCGGCGCAGCAGTTCCAACCGGTCTTCGCGCAAGTTGTTTGCCTTGCCCTTGGCGTAGTACTCAAGGCAAAGCTGCTTGGACATCTGGAGGTCGTCCAGCGGGTCGGGCGACGTGTAATCGCCGTCGTCCACAATCTTGTCGAACACCATCGTCAGGTAGTCTTCCTCGGCGTTTGCCAGCGACTCCACTTGGTCAAGGTCCGGGAAGTCCAGCAGGCGACGCGCCTGACGCGGCGACAGGAATCCAGCCTGCGCATATTCCTGAATCGTCTGGAGACGACCAGCAGGGTCTTGCGGCAGCGACGACACCGGGTAGCACTGCATGACGTAGTCGTCGTCATCCAACTTGATGTCGCTCCACTCGACCACGGCGATGGACTTGCGACCGGGAACCTTGACCTCGTAGTCCTTGTCCTGTCCCGCGATAATCTTCGCCATCTCAATCGAGAGGCGCGCAATGTCCATGTACATGTTCTCGTAGCTCTTCGCGGGAGTGTGCAGACGGTCGCTCTGAATGTCTGCAAACTCGCGAATGGCGCGGCCCGAGTTCAAACCCTCGGGCTTCAAGCTCGACGCTGCCATCTGCGACACACCAGCCTGCTCGTAGCCCTTGTTGATGAGCGTCTGGAGGTGGTTGAAAATCTCAGGCGACACAATCTGCGGCACGACGTACTGCGGCATCGTGCCGGTGTACATGATGATGCTGCCAACGTCGTTGTTGAGATGCTCCTTGACGACCTTGGAGCCATTCTCAACAAACACCTTGAACGACCCGGCCAGATGGAACGACCGCTGGATAATCCAGAGCAGCTTGTTGATTTCGAGCTGGATGTTCTGAAGCTGCTCCGCGAGACCCTGCCCCCAGTAGCCATAGAGTCGCGGCGACCACTGGCAGCGCGCAAACGGGAACCACTGGTGCGGCCACGGCTCGACCTCACCGAGAACAGCGCCGTCGATGGTGATGGCATGGCGCCCGTCGTCCGCATCAGGGCCGCTGGCAAGGTGCCACGACTCGCGAACGGTAATCATGTCCGCAATGATGCTGCGCCCGTTTTCCTCGGTACGCGCAGGCTTCACGTTTGCAATCTTGGCGTAGTCGTCCGGGAACATGTCAAACAGCACCTGTCGGTCAACCTGTTTGACGCGGTGCATCTGACGCGGTGAGCCGTAGAGCGACTCCACGTCGTCCACGAAAATCTCCGACGACATCACCCGCTCATGGCAGACGCGGTCACCCTTGGCGAAGACGTGGATAAATCCGTCGCCCCAGACGGACGCATCGCGGAACACCGTGGTTCCCAGTTCATGCGTGCTGTTCTCGTAGAACACGCCGTCGAGGAATGCGTTCAGCTTCTTGGCTTCACGCTGCTTCTTGTAGTCGCCGCCCGAGGTCAGGAACAGCGGCTTGGGCCGGTTGCGGGTAATCTTCGCCACAACCGTATCGACCACGCTCTGGACTAGGTTGTAGCTGATGCGGTCACGCAGTGCCGGTTGCTGGGCCGCAAGCTTGCTGAACGACACACCCGCCAGCGTCGTGGGCGACAGGTTGCCGTACAGACGGGCCGACACTATCCATTGGGTTGCGCGGAACGACTGCGCATCGCGAATGAGGTTGAGCGTGCCGCTGATGACGTTGGCGCAGTCCTCGCCGTCGAGCATCCACCAGCGACGTTCCTTGTTATCCGGCAGCTTGTCTGGAACACCGGAACGCTCGCCGCCAACCGTGAAATCGCGAAACTCAATGGGCATTGTGCCTCCACCGTCTACGGCGCTTTACGCCATACATGCGACCGAGAGTGGCAAACGCCTCCTTCTCGGTTTCGCCGGTCATGTCGGGGAACCACTGCTTGCACAACTGCCCAACGATATAGACACGCTCTTCGGGCGATAGCGGCGCAAGCTCGCTAAACCACGGAACCTTGCCAGATTGCAGCGCCTTGACGCAAGCGTCTTGATTGGCAAACCCTGCCCATAGGGCCGCACGCCACAAGGATTCACGCGGACTTGCCCCGGTTTCCTCAGTCTCAACCGACATCGACGCCCCCTGTTGACGAACAAAGTTCATGCGAGCAACCCAGCAGACAACCCGCCTCGGTATGCTCTGTCACCCAACTGTGACCGCAAGAACAGATGGAACCGGTGGCATCCTCAAACACTCCCTGCTGGGCCATAGGCTCCACAAAGGTTGATTGGGATTGTGGGATGCCACCGAGTTCCAACTGTAAGCCATCTACCGACAAACGCCTAATGCCATGCTCTCGCATGAAGGCAACCCATTCAGCAACTTCGTTTCGCTTCAATTGTCGCCCCACATGGCAAGCTGTTGTTCTTGGTAGTGTTTCTCTTCCAACTGCTTTTCAAGTTCCGTTTCATACTCCAGCATCACCCACTCGCCTTGAGTGTTGCCGGCGCGCATTCCGTTTGGTGCCAGTGTGTCGGCCAGGTACTGGTAGCAATGCCGCCAAGAGTACAGCAGGGCGTCCGTCAGATGGTTGTCGCACCCGGGATGCTCTTCCCTTCTTGGCAAGGCACGCTCATCCCATACCAGCGACTGCAACTCGTCCATCAAACCGACGCCCAGCTTGCGCTGAATCTTGATGAATCCGCTGATGAAGTCGCCGTTCATAATCTCAATGAAATCGGCTTTGCCCTGCTTCTGCGCAGGCGTCAAGGGAATGTCGTGACGACGGCGTATCTCCTCGACCGCCTGTTTGTTGGCGTTGTCGATGATGATGCTGTCGAACTGGAACCGGCTCATCAGCTTGTGCGTCCGGTCGGCCACCTCAGTAATGTCGCACCCGGCCTTCTTGTCGGCACCCAAGACGTACAGCGTCCGGTCATTGTCGCGGTAGCCGCAGACGACCCACGCTGTCGGGTCGTTGAATCCGAGGTCGATGCCGAGGACGTAATGCCAGCGGTCGCGACCGTGACGCGCTGCCGGGAGTTCGTCAAACACGTTGCGACTGCTGTCGAATCGGTAGACCAGCTTGCTGTCGTCGGTGACCCACTTGCCGAGGTAGTGCTGCTGGAACAGCGGTGTCTGCTCAATTGCCGGGTTTGCCAGCTTCAGGTCTTCAATCTCAGCCTTCCACTTCTCTGCCATCGAGGGGTTGTCGAACGCCGTCCAGCGGTGGCACGACCAACCCATCTTGCTCCAGCGACCGGGGACGGACGGGTCTTGACCATTCGTCAGGTCATAGAACAGGCCGCGCTTCATGTTGCCGGGGGTTCCGATCATGGCGATGGTGCCGCCATAGTCGGCGGTAGCCGGTTTCAGGATACCGTAAACCATCTCGTTCAAGTCGACGTTGTACGACGCAGCCTCATCGATGACGACAATCTTGAACTTCTGGCCGAGGGCCTTGTCCTTCTCCTGCTCGTCGGCGTCCATGCCGAGGAGATAGATGATGCTCCCGTTCGGCAGGGTACAGGACAGTTCGGTTTCATTGAACCGGCACTGCATGTTCTGTTCGCGGTCGATGGTCTTCAGCACGTCCTTCCACAAGATGCGCTTGGCCGATGCTCTTGTCAGGGCGACGTACAAACACGACACGCCGGGGTTCTGGTAGGCGTCCCGCAGCAGCATCAACCCGGCGGCGTAGGACTTACCGGCACGGCGGGTACAAAGCGCAACCTTGAGGCGTGAGGCGTCGTCAATGAACGCCGTCTGGCACAGCGCCAGCGGGTCGCTGAACTTGGGTTCCTTCTTCTCGGCGGCGACCAGCGCAAAGAACTCCGACCGCTCGGAAGGCGTCATTGCCGACAGCAGGCGCTCAAGTTCGGCGGGGGACACGGTCATGCCGACAACTCCAACTGTGTCTCTTGCCTGGTGGCGTGATTAATACGCGCCGTCGCAATCGCATGGTACTCGGGTTCTCGCTCGATACCGACAAACCGGAAGCCTTCCAGCATCGCCGCCACGCCGGTTGTGCCGCTGCCCGTGAACGGGTCGAGAACGACGCCGCCACGAGGCGTGACGAGGCGA